CCCAGGCTGTACGGCCGGAAGCGGATCACTTCCTTGCCCACGATGTCGTTCATTTCCAGCAACCGCTCCTGGAGTGGCTCCAGTTCATTGGCGGCGAAGACTCGGGCGGCTTTTTCCGAATCGCCAAAGCCGCTGGTGTTGGTGGGAATGATGCCCATGAGCTGGGGCGGCACGCGGTGGCCGGCCAGCTGGTCGTCACGGGTGGCGTTCTTGATGTTCCAGAATTCATCCTTGGCAGCGACCTCGCTCACCGGGATAACCTGGAGGCCTTCCTTCTTGCCGTTGGGCGCGTACATGAACAGATTCTTGAAGTTGCCAGGGCCCTTACTTTCCCTGAGCGCTTTCCGGAGCTCGTCGATGTCCTCCTGGTTCTGAGCTGCATCAGTCATGTACATGATGAACCCGGCGTGGCTTCCGTTCTGGTAGTACTTCCGGCGAAATAGCGTGGCGCTTTCGTTCAGCCAGGCAGACTGCAGGGATCCAATGTAATCCGGAACGCCATAGAGTTCCTGGTCGATATCCGGCTCCATCAGATGAACGATGCTTCCTCGAGGAAACTCCTGTTTCTGCTCCCAGTCGTGAACCCACCAGTACTGATCCTCCTCAACACCGCGCCGGCAGTACTTCGCCAGAGCAGGCCGGATCCGTACCAGGTTGCCAAGCCGGTTGGTCAGCTGCTCACCATAGAGGTTGCCGAACACCAGGTAATCCAGCGCCATGCGAGAGAAATCCTGCCGGCTCAGGTACTGGGTAGGCTGGAAGGACTTCACCAGGATGTTCCGCTTCACCTGGAGCGCACTGCCATGGTGAGCGGTGGCGCGGTAAGACTTTGCGAGCGCCGATTGATCCACCGGCGGTTCGTAATAATCCATGCCAGCCATCCAGCAGCCGGTATACAGCATGTCATACCGGTCCATTACCGGTACCGGGTCACCGAAGGTGAAAGCTTCAACGTGCGGTTTGGTCATCAATAAATCTCCATCATGCTGCCACCTTGTTCGGTTGGCCCTTCGAGGGGTTCATTTGCCAGTGCGTGCATTACCGCCCATGCCAGATCGGCGTGGCCGGTGTCTTCACGACGGCCGGATTTGTATGTGATGTGGCGTTGGGAATCGGTCATCCCCCGGCGGATTGCCATAAAGCTCTGGGCCAGATCGCTCCAGCCGGCGTCAAACTGGAGGCGGCCGCGGTCGATGATGTTCTGGGTTTTGATCACCAGACGGGCTTTAACATCCGGGCTGTAGTTGAATCGTGTTACCGCGGGGAAGAACTTCTCCACTAACTCGGCGACAGCTTCACCCAGGCCGGTGGTATCGATGCCGATGTAGGCGACGTTGTAGCGATGAGTGAGCTTGCGGATCTCCTCGGCCTGCTGTTCATAGTCCAGGCCCCGGAAGCGCTGTTTCTCGATTACCCGGTGGGGCTTGAGGTTGGATCTTGATGGAGACACCACGGCAACACCGGCGCCGTCTCCATCCTCGCTGCCGCCTGCCGGATCGTAACCAATCCAGACCGCACCATCACCGAGCGGTCGATCGGTGTACGGCTTCAGGTCTCGCCATTCCACCCAACTGTCCACCATGCAGCGCTGCAGCTTGGCCAAGGGGAACACGGCGTGGGTGTCATCCACGAACTGGCACATCAGCAGGTTCGCGTATTCATCATCGGAGTACTCGAGGCGCAGCTGGTCGATATCGAACAGGTCGCACCCACCTGCCATGGCATCTTCGACGGTAACGATCTGGCGCCATTGGCCATCACCACACGCCATACCATTGGCAAGTGCCGCATGGGAAGTGTCGATGCTTACTCGCTTATCCTTGGCCCGGCGTTTGTTGAACAGGTCACCGGTCCAGAATGGGTAGGCATCATGGGTGATCGCGGAAGGTGTGGAGAAATAGGTCTGGCTCCACTTCTTGTGCATGGCCATGCCGGAGGCCACCTTCCGGAACTCCTGGAAGTTCTGGATCCAGAAGTACTCATCCATGTACAGATCGCCGTGGTAACTCTGGGCGGTTCGGACGTTGGTACCGAGAAAATATAGGGTGGCGCCATTGGGCAGCACCAGCGGATCGCCTCGAAGTTCAACCCCGCAAGTGTCCTTGATGAACTGGACGATGTACTGCCGGAAAACATGGGCCTGGGCCTTCGAGGCACTGAGGAAGATCTTGTTTTTGCCGGTGTGGAACGCATCCACGATCGCTTCCCGGGCAAAGTACCAGGTTGCACCGATCTGGCGTGACTTCAGAATGTTCCGGATCCGTTGGGTAAGGCCCGCCACCTTCCACTTGTGCTGGTAGTCGAAAAGCGATTCATCGAAGGCTTTTTCGATCAGTTCCAGGCCTTCCTCGCCGATATCGTTCTTGGCCTTTCTGGGCGCCCGGTTCCGCTCCTGGATCTTCGGGTTCAGATCCGATTCGCGGCCGGTCTCCTCATACTTATGGACACGAGCCAACCGTTCGAACTGCCGTCCTAGCAGATCGATTTCCTTGTAGTCCTTCCCTTCCTTCGGGTCCTTGAAGATCAGCTGAATCATCCGAGATTCAAGCGAACTCTCCACCCGTTCCATCGGTGGAGCGTCGTCCCATTTGAATCGCTTTCGCCAGGCGTTGATCAGCTGCGGGCTAATGTCCAGGTGCTCCGCAATGCGCGAAGGCCGCCACCCCATCCACAGCAGAGTGCGGGCGGAGACGAACTGTTCTCTGTATTCCGATTCGACGACTTTATCCATGCAGCCAGCGTAAAGGCTGCGCGCGAGGGTTCAGCGTGCGGTGTTTTGTATGGGGAATCGACACAAAGGCGGCAGGTTGGCATTGAATGCCCTTCCCACGAATCTGGGGGCACTTGCATGACAACTGAGTAAGCATCGCCCAACAGGCACTGGAGAGGCAACATGAAAAAATGGTTCCGAGTGGCCACCGAAGGCGCCACTACCGATGGCCGGGCTATCAGCCGGGCGTGGATCGAGCAGATGGCCAAGAACTTCAACCCGCAGAAGTACGGTGCCCGGGTTTGGCTGGAGCACATGCGCGGCATGTTTGCCGATGGCCCTTTCAAAGCCCTGGGTGATGTCCACGCACTTCGGGCTGAAGAGAACGCCGACGGCAAGATGGAGCTCTTTGCCCAGATCGAGCCGACCAACGACCTGGTCAGCATGAACAAGGAGCGTCAGAAGATTTACACCTCCATCGAGGTGGATCCGGAATTCTCAGATACCGGCGAAGCCTACCTGGTAGGTCTGGCCGTCACCGACTCCCCAGCGTCCCTCGGTACCGAGATGCTTCAGTTCAGTGCCAGCGCCAAAACCAACCCGCTGAACGACCGAAAGCAACGCCCGGAAAACCTGTTCACCGCTGCCCTGGAAACCGAGTTGGACTTCACCGAAGAAACCGGTGGCGAATCCGACAGCGACCCGGAAGAGCCCAGCCTGTTCGAAAAGGTGAAGGCTCTGTTCACCAAGCACCGGGAAGCCGGCGCCGCCAAATTCGCCGACTTCAAAAAGGATCTGGAGAGCACGCTGGGCCTGTTCGTATCCGAAGCGCAGGAGCTGCGGAGCGAACTGGAGAAAACCCAGGGGCATTACAGCCAGCTGAAGAAGGACCACGAAACGCTGGAACAGCAGTTCAACGAACTGAAGACCCAGCTGGAGAAATCCCCCCACAACCACAGCCAGCGTCCGCCCGCCACCGGTGGCGAAAACGCAATCCTCACCGACTGCTGAAGGAAGTCAGACTATGCGCAATGAATCCCGAGTACAGTTCAACAAGCTTCGGCAGCAGATCGCGAAGCTGAATGGCGTTGAATCCGCCGCCGAGGCCTTCGCGGTCACTCCCACCGTCCAGCAAACGCTGGAACGCCGCATGCAGGAATCCAGTGATTTCCTGGGTCGGATCAACATGATCGGTGTGGACGAGATCAAGGGCGAGAAGGTTGGCCTGGGCGTTGGCTCCACCATCGCCGGCCGTACCGACGTCAGCGCCAACGATCGGACCCCGTCCGACGTCAGTGATACCACCGGCAATGGTTACGAGTGTTTCCTGACCGAGTTCGACACCGCCGTGCCCTACTCCAAGATCGATGCCTGGGCGAAGTTCCCGAACTTCCAGGCCATGCTGCGTGATGCCATCGTTCGCCAGCAGGCCCTGGACCGCATCATGATCGGCTGGAATGGCACCAGCGCGGCAGCCGCCACCAATCGTTCTACCAACCCGCTCTTGCAGGATGTGAACAAGGGCTGGCTCCAGCATTATCGCGAGCAGGCTGCCGAGCGCGTCCTGAACGAGGTGGTTGCATCCTCTGGCCAAGTAACCATTGGCGACACCGGCGACTACAAGAACCTCGACGCTCTGGTCTTCGATGTTCTGAACAGCATGGTTGATCCCTGGTATCGCGAGAATCCGGACATGGTGGTTCTGGTCGGACGCACTCTGATGTCCGACAAGTACTTCCCGCTGATCAACCAGTCCAACGCCCCGACCGAACAGCAGGCACTGGATCTGCTGGTGAGCCAGAAGCGCATCGGCGGCCTGCAGGGCATTCAGGTGCCGTACATCCCGGACGGCACCCTGATGATCACCACCCTGGAGAACCTGTCCATCTACTGGCAGCAAGGTGGCCGCCGCCGTCACATCATCGACAACCCGCGCCGTAACCGCATCGAGAACTTCGAGTCCTCCAACGATGCCTACGTGATCGAGGACTTCGGTGCCGGCGCAGTCGTTGAAAACATCACGATGGTGTAAGGGGGACGTAATGGTCAGCCCAGCAAAGAAACGCTTTGAACAGGTCCGCGCCGCCCGCGAGGCGGCTGCGGCCGAGGATTTGGAAAAGGCCCAGCAGGAAGCCAAGGCCAAAGACCAGGAACGGGCAGAAGCCCCGGGCAAGGAACGGCCCAACCCCTACAACCGTGGAGAGGGTGGAAAACCCCGGCCGAGCCCTGCCCGCAAGCACTTCGACCGTGCCCGTGCGAAGGCAGAGGCATCGCAGGCCACGCCAGCCAGGCCTCAAGGAGATTCCTATGAGCTGCACAAGGCCGCGATCGTCGAGGATATCCGGCGCCTGTCCGACATCCAGAGCATTGAGCGAAAGATCGAAGCGAAGCGGGAGCTCCTGCCGAACTACGAAAGCTACGTTCAAGGCGTTCTGGAAGGTGGCAAAGGTCAGCAGGACGATGTGCTGATGACTCTGATGGTTTGGTACCTGGACGTGGGCGAGCTGAAAACGGCAATGGATATTGCCGAGTACGCCGCCAATCACGGACTGGAAACGCCGGACCGGTACCAGCGCAGCACCGCGGCCCTCGTCTCTGAGGAAGTGGCCGACTTTGCCCTGAAGCTGGATAAGGAAGCAGAGAACCAGGAAGAGGTTCTGGAACAGCTCCAACGTTGCCTGGCGCTGTTCGCGGATGCGGACATGCACGACCAGGTAAAGGCGAAGCTCTTCAAGGCTGAAGGTTCGATTCTGGACAACACCGGTCACACCGAAGCCGCAGTCGTCGCCTATGAGCGGGCGCTGAAGCTGAACGACAAGATCGGCGTGAAGAAGGACATCGAGCGCCTGAAAAAGGAACTCAAGAATTCCGGCCAATAACCGGACCCGAGTCGGCACCCCGACGCCAGGCGGCACGGGGCCCTGAGCCAAGGCCACGCCGGAAGCTCTACGGCCCCGTCCACCGCCTTCACCCGGAGGCAGTATGAGCCTGATCGCAGCCGGTGGCACCACCGAACCCGTCATCATCACCAACGCAGCTTTTTTCCCGGACCTGAACCTTCAGGAATTCCGCGATTCGATGCGCCTGGACGGCACCGTCACCGACGAGCGAGCCCAGCACGCCCTAGAGGCCGCGATGTTCGATGCCAACCGCTCTCTGGCCGATTACATGACTTCGCAGAAGGATCTCGGCTTCGACAGCTTGGAAAACGTGCCAGATGCCGACTGGCAACCATCGGGCACAAATGTCCGCCTATACCTTCGGGCAGTCTGGTGTCTGGCCAAGGCCAACCTGATCGAGCGGTACCGGGATTACGACTCCACAGGGAAAGGGGAAGCCAGGGCCGAGGCCATGGATCTGACCGGTGATGATCTCAGGCGTGACGCTGCCTGGGCTCTTTCCGATATCCGGGGCGCAAACCGCACCACAGTGGAGCTGATCTGATGGACGAGGTTCGAACTATCCAGGGCGACACCGTTGATCGTGTCTGTTTCCGCTATTACGGCTACACCGCCGGCGTCACTGAGTCCGTTCTTGCCGCGAACCCTGGCCTGGCCGATCTGGGACCGATATTGCCAACCGGCACCCTGATCAGAATGCCAGAGGTTGCGGCTCAACCCACCAAATCGACCGTTCAACTCTGGGAGTGATCGTGGCAGGCCCGCAAAACCAAACCTCTGAGGAAAAGCTGTACCGAGTTGTGGCGCAAGATCTGGCCGCCCGGCTCCGAGACCTGGAGAAACTGCACCCGCGAGTGAATGCCCTGGAACAGGCAGTGACCGAGATCCGGTATGACTTCCGGGAGGCGCGATCGGAACAGCAGGAAGCACATCGTGAAACCCACGCCGCTCTGAACGCTTTTCGCAGGCGCATGGACCACGACAACCGGGACACGGTCAATGCCCTTAACGAAACCGCAACAGCCACCACCAACGCCATCACCAGCCTGACCGAGAAGGTCGAAAAGCTGGCCCGGAAAGTGGCGTTCGCCGCCGGGGCCATTTGGATGGTGCTGGGTATTGGCGGGCTGATCCTCATGTTTCGAACTGAAGTTCTGCGCCTGGTGGCCATGGCGATTGGAGGATAAGCATGATCCTGAAGCACGGAGACGTCGGTACCGGCGTTGAAAATCTGCAGAATCGCCTGGTAAAAGCGGGAGCCAAGCTCGAAGTGGACGGCTGGTTCGGCGATGAAACCGAAAAGGCGGTCATCCGCTTCCAGCGCCAGCAGGGCTTAATGGTCGACGGCATCGCCGGCCCGGCAACCCTCGCCCGCCTTGACCCAGCTAACACCATCAGCCCAGACAAGCTACTGAGTGAGGATGATCTGAAATACGCGGCCCGCAGGCTGGGCGTTCAGCTCGCTGCCATCAAGGCGGTGACCGAGGTAGAGAGCAAGGAATCCGGCTTTCTGCCATCTGGCCGACCCGTGATCCTCTTCGAACGGCACATCATGTATCGACGCCTTCCTGACGCCAGGCGTGAACAGCTCGCAAGCGCTCACCCGGAGCTGGTAAACCAAAAACCTGGTGGTTATGTCGGCGGTGAATCCGAATGGCGCCGGCTCACCCGGGCCACCGCTATCGATCGCACCGCCGGCATTGAATCGGCCAGCTGGGGCCTGTTCCAGATCATGGGCTTTCACTGGCAACACCTGGGCTACGCCTCTGCGGCTGTCTTCTCCGAAGCCATGCACCGCAGCGAAGGTGAGCAGCTGGAGGCGTTCGTCCGGTTCATCAAAAAGGACAAGGCCCTGCACCAGGCGCTGAAGAACCGAGACTGGACAGCCTTCGCAGAGCGTTACAACGGCCCCGCCTACGCCCGAAACCAGTACGACACCAAGATGGCGGCCGCCTATGACCGGTTCCGCGCTGTGGGGCGAATCTCGTGAAACTGACACCCGAACAGCTGGACGCCTGGCGAGTAGTCCCCAGGCTCCTGGTGATCCTTTACGGCTGGCTCTGTTTCGACACTCACCAGTGGTTCATCGCCCTGGAAATGCCCACCACAGCTCAGCAATTCTACGCGAACGTGATCTGGACCGGCGCGGCCGCGTGGTTCGGGTTCTATGTCAACAGCGGGAGAAAGCAGGAATGAAGGTCTACCTGGTTATCGGCCTGGTCATTACCGCGCTTTGCGGTGCCCTTTGGGCCAGCATCGATAACAACATGGAAACCAGCGCAAAACTGGCATCCACCACTGAGGCCCTGAACCTGCAGGAGCAAGAGGCAAAGCAGACGCAGGCCAGACTCACCGAAATGACACAGGCCCGAGACCGCCTGGCCGAGCGGATCGAACGAATCGAATCAAAGGGCTCCGATCTGGCCGCTGCCCTTGAGGCTGAAAGGGCAGCCCGGGCCCAACTGGAGAAAGAAAATGAAGCCTATCGTAACTGGGCTCGCACTGAGCTCCCTGATGTTGTTGTCCGCCTGCTCCGGAAAGGTCCAATACATCCAGACAACGGAATACCTGGTGTGCAGCAACGTGAAGGCACTGGCGATTCGGGAGCGTCACCCGGGCCGAGAGTGGATGAACCAGAACGGCGACCTGCTGGATCTGATTGACCGGTACAGCATCAAACTCACCACCCAGAACGATCGCATGACTGAAATCTGGGACGAGATCGAAAGCTGCGAACAGATAGCCCAGCAGATGAGCACGCAGGAGCCAGAATGAAAAAACTTGCCGATCTCCGAAATCACATACTGGCCAATGTATCGGACCTCAAGCGGAACCCGGATAAGCTTCTGAGTTTCATCGAGGATGGAAACATCGAATTCTGGCAGGGTCCAAACCTCAGCCACATGTATACCCTGCCTATCCGCATCATCGTCACCGATTACAGCGGCGATCTTGACCACCTGATACTGCCCATTCTCTCCTGGCTGTCATACCGTGAGCCTGGCGCGGATCCGCAACGCTCCATCAGCTTTGAGGCCGAGCTCCTGAACAACAACAGCTACGACATCAGCATCACTGTGAACGTGACCGAGCGGGTGATCGTGACCGCGCTGGAGACTGGTTTCCAGACCGAGCACGTATTGCCTGAGCCAGAGATGCAAATGAACCCGGATGCCGAGTGGCAGATCATCATGGACCTCC